TTGAAAGAAAGGTAATATTTGTTCTATGATTTGTAATGCATCATCACCACTTTTAGACATTACAAATAATTGTAAATCAACATTATAAGGCACAGGCATATATTGTGAATCTAATTTACTAGCACCTTTTGTACTTTTCTTTCTTATTTTTGTAACACGATTTAATTTTCTAGTTGTATCATACGATAATGTTTGTATTTCAAAAGCGATTCTTGGTAAAGTAATTGCAGTTGCTTTGTTTAAACTAGCATCTTCTCTTATTCGTGTTAGAAACTTTTGTTTAGGTCCATAAGCTAATGGAACTTTCATTGATTGTGTAATATTTCCAGAACTATTCTTTTTAACAACTTGAATGTTGTTGAATATTGTTCCAAATGAAACAATTATTTTTCTGATTGTTTCGTGATAAAATTGTTGTCCTAACATTATGATTCCTTCCCAGCATCACCAAATGGATTTGACTCTGTAAAGTCAAGTATTGTGTTGTCTAATCTATCAAACTCTTCGTTTTGTGCTTTCTCATCTATTGTATCAACACTAAAGTCTTCATTTATTACATAATGACTTTCTTCATTTAGTTCGGTTATTGTACCAGTAAATGCATTGTTTCTACCAGTAATCACTTCGTCTTTTACAAACCTTCCAGTTATATATTCAAAGTGTATAGTGTTACTATTTATTTGTTTAATATATGCTTGTGCACCACCAGTTGATGTGATTACTTCATCTATCTCAAATAGACCTGTTTCATTTTTAAGTGTGATATAGAAAGTATCAGAACTCTCAAGCATTAATGATGTAGCACCATATTGTGTTTCTGTAATTAAATTATCACCAGCATCAGAACCACCACCATCTGTTCTATCTAATAATAATAAATTACCATCTTCAAGTGCAATCTCTTCTGTAAATGTTCCAGTTTGCTCTAGTGTGAATTGATATGCTAATGAATCTAAACTACTATCAGTTTCTACTTGGTCAATTGCTGTAACACCAGTATCAAGTGCCTCACTACCATATTCAAATAATCTACATTTTAATTTATAAACTGGATTGTTATCTAATTGAAAGAAAGGTTGGTCGTGGTCTACGAAACTAATTTCAAACATTTTACCCATAATAGGATGATATACTAAATCACCTTCTAATGGTCTATCTGCATCCGTAGATTCATCTTCATTGACAAGATAAGCACTCTCAGAGATGGTTGTTCCATCTTCTAGTAACAATGCACCAAATGTTTCACTAGTACCTGATTCTAAAACAATTTGTTTTGTAATGTCTTGAAATCGTTCTTTACTTACAACAAAAGTTACTTCATCTTTTATATCCAAACCAAATTTAGATACTAATTCTTTTTCACCTTCTAAACCACCTTCTGCATTTTCTACATACATTTCTATAAGTTGTGATTCTGAGAATGTAGATGAATTATCTTCACCAAATAAAGTATCTTCGTTGACAAAAGTTCTATTTACATAATAGACATCATGCCCGTGGATTTGTATTGCTTCTTTGACTAAATCTTTATAGAGATTTCTTTCAGCAGCTATAGATGTTTTATTGCTATCGTGGAAAAACTTGTTTACTGCCATAACTTATCCAATCATATAATTCACAGGTAATTCAAATCCAAGTTTTATTTCCTCTTCTAATTTATTAAGTTCATCAATTGCTTGTTGGTATATCGTTTCACCATTCATTGTAACACCACCTAACATTTGTACACCATTGAACTTAGAAAGATTTGCACCCCATTGTTTTTTAATTAATGCAGTTGCATATCTTTTTAAATACATATCGTCATAAATGTCTGTAAATGTATCAGGATTTAATTTACGATAAGCTTCTATTAATAAGAAGTCACCATTATTAAAATCTTTTTCCATATCAGTATGAATGTATAAACGATTTTGATGTTCTTTAAAATCTATTGGCATTTCACCAGTTAGAATATGGTCTAGAAAATCTAAATGCCTCATTGTCATTTCATAATGAATGATTGATGTTGAACTAAAATCATATAAATCATTTAATCTTAATTGATAACGAACATCAAACAAATTTGTGGTTAACTTATCTGTTAGAGGAAATACTTTGATTACAGATAGAATTGAATCTGGAATTGGTATGTAATTTTCTTGTTGTAGGAAGTCAGCAGTAATAGAACTATCAACTTTATCTGTTGCCGTTACAGCAGACTCATTGGTTCTCATTCTTGCAATTTCTGCAGTTGTAAGTTGATGTTTTAGATAAACTCTTTCTACACCATCATAGTGGTATTTAGAAAAATATTGTAAGGCCTCATCTACTCTATCATCAACTTGGTCATCAGATACATTGATATCAATTACACCTTTACCAAGTGACCTTAGGCAATATTCTTTAAATGTTGATTTTGAAGTTGGAACTGCCATAACTAATCCTTTTATAACTATTTATAATAAAAAGACATTAAGTATTTTTTGCAGTGCCATCTAAAGTTAAAATACCTTTAGCATCGTGGCCTTCTCTCTCTTCTTTGAATTTTATACCTTTTTTAAAATAAAATGATACATTTCCTGATACACTTACTCTTAAACCTTTCTTACCTTTTAATTCTGATAAATTAGGTTCTACTTCGTGTACTGCCCAAGACGGAAACATAATTAATCTGCCTGGAATAGGTTTCCAATACACCTCATTTAAAAACTCTCTAGGTTTCATTTCTTGCCAATCTTTTGACCAAGATTTATAAGGATACTGAATTGCAATCGCTTGAGCCCTAGGGTCTGTAAACCATATTTGTCCACCTTTTTCTGGAACTTGAATATAATAAACAAAACTTAAATGAGAACCTGGATGAGTGTGACTACGATTGTGTGCACCAAATTGAGATACATTGGCCCACATATTATCAATGACTGGTTCTGTATCTGGATTAAGTTTCATTATTTCGTGAACTGTTTGGGCAACTTTCAAAGCAGACATTCCCAAATCTTTATACTCTTCTCTCATATGCATATCTACTGCACTATGCCATCCTCTTGAATTAGACCTAACGATACCTTTATTATCGTCATCTCTCCATTTAAAAATATGTTTTAACCATTTTTTATTATTAGTTTGATAATCTGTAATATCAATATAATGAAATGCAGTAGGAAACCACATTTCTGTAAAAACTTTACCTCTAGAAGCTAAAGGTACCTCTGTAGCCATTTTATCAAAATTCATTATTTATAACTAGGACCGTGAATCCAACCTTCAATACAATTTCTCACACCTTTTGTAACTTTTGTAACACGCCAAGGAACAAAAGATGGAAATACAATTATTTGACCTTTTTCTCTAAACAATTTGTTATCTGTCTTCATATTCAATAATTCAATATGACCACCATCATAATCTTTTGTATCAGATAATTGTATGATAACTGTTAGTTTACGAAATGGTGCATTATTTCCTATGTCTATATGCCAATCATAAAATGATTTATTTTTATATTCAACTATTTGAGGATTATCTGCTTGAAAGAAACCAGCAACATCTAATTTAAAATTTTGGTCATTTGCTTGTTTAACTATTTCTAATATTTTAAGATAAGGCCAACCTTTATCATTCATTGGTAATTGTTGTTGACTTGCTTTTCTTACTTTTTTAATAGAATTATCTAACCATAATTCTTTAACACATTCTTTCATTATAGCATCACATTCTTTTTCATTTAAAAACTGTGATGTTAAAACAGAAACAATATTTTTATTACCCTTTAACTGCACAACATTTTTGTTGTCAGGTTCTACTATATGATTCTCTTTAGGAATTGGTGGTGTTTCAACTGTTTCAACTTCAACACCTTGAGTAAAATCGTTCATAATTTTTCACCTTTAAAATTTATAATATTATATCATATTATTTGTCTATGTCAAGTGGTTTTTTAATTTGTTCAACATCATCTAATGTTGGTTTAATTAAAAACTGTTTTGTATTATGTTTTTGACCATTAAACACTTTACCTTCTTTGGCCTCTTGTAACCATTTATGTAATCGTGTAGACCTAGCTGGTTTGTATTCTTCAACCCAACCACCATCTAATTTTCTAGACAACTTACCACCTGTTTTAGGTTTTGGCATTTTAACCCAATGAAAATGTTGTTTATTGCCACCATTAAGATAAAAGTTCTTTTTATGATACTTACCTTCTTTGATAGCAATCCAAGTTTTGATTTGTTCTTTTTGTCTTTCTTTTTTACGAATCATTCGTTCCCAACGAAACAATCTTTGTGTTTCATCTTCTACTG